CCCCACCCCCTCATATACAGAAAGGCCCCCCATAGGAGTCCCAAGCCACTGTTGTAAAAAAATTTTTTGTACCCTATACTCCGCCCAACGGCGTAACTGCTTGCATTTAAAAGGTAATTTATAGATGGCGATGGCCCTCGACCCCGAGTTCGGTATGGAAGTACCCGACGAAGCTGAATACATGGACCTTAAGGCTCGTGTAGAAGCGGCGTGCAAAACTATAAATGAGCTAGAGTATCACGGCCTAGAATTCGACGATGAGCCGGATGATATGGACAACGATATTGCTGCTACGCTCGCTACTTCCTACGCAGAGAATGTGGAAAAGACCTCACAGGCTCTAAACCACAGCAGATTCAATAGCTTAACCCCCGCTGTCATTATCCAGACCAACGACATCCTGAAAGAGTTTGGGCATTTGGTCGCTACCCACGCGGCTGAAATCCGCAATACCGTGGTGAACAAGTTAATTCTGGAAACGGAGAACGCTGACGCTCGCATACGGATAAGGGCTTTGGAGCTTTTGGGAAAGATGACCGACGTTGGGTTGTTTACAGAGCGCAAAGAAATTACGGTAACTCACCAAAACGCCGCAGAACTGCGCGAGAAGTTACGAGAGAAGCTAGAAGTCCTGAAGAAAAACGCCGACGGCGTGTACGAGGTGGTCGAGGAAGACAGCAATGCCTAGACCTCTCGAAAAATTAGCCAAGACAACCATAGCCCCCGTCCCGACTGCGCCTCCACAATTCACTGCGGAAGAGATAGACCTGCTCCTACAAAACCTGAACTCGTACACACCAGAGGAACAGGCTGAGATATTAAAGATTGTCGAGGAGCTAGAGGCTAGGCAGCGCGCCGAAGCGGCTTATAACGACCTAATAGAGTTCTGCAAACAGATGCAGGCCGACTATAAAGTAGGAAAACACCACCGAATCCTAGCTGACATGCTTATGGATATTGAGCGCGGTAAAGAATACGGCCCAGATGGCGAAGATGTAGAGGGAACAGGCAAAGATCGTATCTGTGTAAACATGCCCCCGCGTCACGGTAAGTCCCAGCTCATTTCTATTTACTTTCCTGCGTGGTTTTTAGGACGAAATCCTGATAAGAAAGTCCTGATGGTGTCCCACACTACAGACCTCGCGGTAGATTTTGGTCGAAAAGTGCGAAACCTTATCTCAACCCCTGAATATCAGGCTATATTCCCAACCGTACAGCTAGCTTCGGACTCAAAAAGCGCGGGGCGTTGGAATACTAGTGCGGGCGGAGAGTATTTTGCGTGCGGTGTTGGCTCGGCACTTGCCGGTCGTGGTGCCCACCTGCTTCTCGTGGATGATCCGCATAACGAACAAGACATTATTAGCGGTAACTTGGATGTTTTTGATAAAGCCTACGAGTGGTTTACGTTCGGTGCCCGTACTCGTCTTATGCCCGGCGGGCGAATTGCTATTGTACAGACTAGATGGCACTTAGACGACCTGACTGGCAGGGTAGTGCGCGATATGGCGCAGAATGAGCTAGCTGATAAGTACGAAGTTGTTGAATTTCCAGCAATTTTGGAAGTAGAGTCCGAAGTACCTGACCCAGCTAACCGGTTGCTAACCATCCACAAAACTATCGAGAAGCCGTTATGGCCTGAGTTCTTTAATCTCGATGCCCTGTATAGAACCAAAGCGTCAATGCCGGTGTTCCAGTGGAATGCCCAGTACCAACAGCAGCCTACGGCAGAAGAAGCCGCAATGGTTAAGCGCGAGTGGTGGAAGGAATGGCCAAACGAAGAGCCACCTAGCTGTGAATATATAATAATGACGCTTGACGCGGCGGCCGAAAAGAATAATAGAGCTGACTTTACAGCCCTAACCACGTGGGGAGTTTTCTTTCATGAGGAGGAGAACTGCTACTGCATCATACTTTTAAACTCAATCAAGAAGCGCTTAGAGTTTCCAGAGTTAAAAGAGCTAGCTATGGAGCAGTACGAGGAGTGGGAACCAGATGCGTTTATTGTGGAAAAGAAAAGTAGTGGTACACCGCTGTATCAGGAGATGCGTAGGTCTGGTTTGATGGTTCAGGAATATACACCGCACAGAGGATCAGGCGATAAAACTGCGCGTTTAAACTCAGTTGCTGATATAGTACGATCTGGACTTGTGTATGTACCCCAAACACGTTGGGCGGAAGAGCTAGTAGAAGAAGTAGCAGGTTTTCCGTTTATGTCACACGATGACTTGGTGGATACTACCATAATGGCATTGATGCGTTTTCGTCAAGGCGGATTCATATCCCTACCAACCGACGAAGCGGAAAGTGAGTCTTTATACAGACGACGCGGCGGGTTCTACTAATGGCAGAGAAAACTAAATTTCAGAGATGGCTTGACAGCCTCACTCCCGAGCAGCGGGCAGCATTCGACGCATCGGTTGAGTTCGGCGATCAAGAGTATATGGGTGAGGTACAGCGCAAGCTGGCCCCAGAGCTTAGGTTCGGTGGTGATTTTGGGTTAATGAGTGCGCTTGGTTATGGTAAAGGCACTAACGAAGATCGTGCACAGATACGCAACTACACAACTCGTGGGCGGGGGCTGCCTAGTATTTTAGGATCGTTTTCTAAGTCTCCCCGTGGTTTAGGGTATACAGAAGCCGAAGCCATAAAGCGGGGGTATGATCCTGCAAAGCCCACCGAAGTAGAAGCATCGAGGGCTATTCAATTTATGGGTACCCCTCCAGATAGAGACATGAGCGGGGGCAAGGGCGTATCCGTGTTTATGCCTGTAGGGACCAACGAAGCAGAGCAAGCCTACGCTAGCAAAGAAGGTTATATGAGTAAGGGTAGACGATACCGCTACCCCGATACAGTTGCTCACGAGCTTACACATAAAGGTTTTGATAGCCCTGCATTTTTAGATTTTTTAGAAGAAACCGGGCGCAACGAAGGCAAACCGTTAAGTGGCAGACAAGAACACAGGTACATCGACAAGTCTCCATACGAAGTGAATGACCGTATGGTGCAAGACAGCTACCGTAAGTTGCTAGATAACTTCAGAGAATGGTTAACGCCAGAGAAACAAGAGCAGTACGGAGTTAGACTTCCCGTACCGGCGGCAGAACCAGTGGACCCGTCCATGCTGGATAGACTAATAGATTTTATACAGGGCAAATAACATGGCTATTGAAAAAGGATTGTACGGAATGCCCGAAGGCATTGACGGAGAGTTGATGGGTGAAGATATGGCCCCTGACGCTATGGTGGGTATTGAAGTCGTTGCAGAAGAAGACCTGCCCGTGATGGTAGAGCTTGAAGATGGCAGCGTTGAGATTAGCTTTGGCGAAGAAATAGAAGAGATTGACGCAGCTCCCTTCGACGCAAACCTAGCCGAGTATCTTGACGATCAACAACTTCAATCTATTTCTAGTGATCTGACTGAGGCTATAGAAGGTGACATGTCTGCCCGCCGTGACTGGGCTGATAGCTATGTGAAGGGTCTTGATGTACTAGGCTTCAAATACGAAGAGCGAGTCGAGCCTTGGGAAAACGCGTGTGGTGTATATAGCAATATTTTGGCGGAGGCCGCTATCCGATTTCAAGCTGAAGCTATGAGTGAGACGTTCCCTGCGGCTGGCCCTGTTAAGACTAAGATTCTTGGCGAGCCTACTAAAGAGAAAGAAGACGCAGCGCTACGTGTTAAAACAGATATGAACTATGAATTAACTGAGGTTATGGTAGAATACCGCCCCGAACATGAGCGGCTATTGTACTCTCTCGGTTTGGCAGGTTCTGCGTTTAAGAAGGTCTACTTTGATCCGAACTTAGGGCGTCAAGTAGCACTCTATATCCCCGCTGAAGATGTAATTGTCCCCTACGGCGCGTCAAACATTGAATCCGCTGAGCGTGTTACGCACGTAATGCGCAAGACAAAAAACGAGCTAACAAAGTTGCAGGCTGGTGGGTTCTACCGTGAGGTTGAGCTGGGTGATCCGGTGTCGTTCTTTAGCGATATTGAAGAGGCAAAGGCCGAACAATCGGGAATCTCTCTTACTTCAGACGACCGTTACACGATACTTGAGATACACGCTGACCTAATTATTGACGGTGTAGATGGTATAGATGCAGAGGGCGACAGCGATGATCTACAGATCGCAAAGCCTTATGTGGTAACGCTTGAGAAGGGTACAGGCGAAGTGTTGGCAATACGCCGCAACTGGAACCCTGACGATATTCTGACGCTAAAGCGTCAACATTTTGTACATTATGCTTATGTACCCGGATTTGGATTTTATGGACTCGGCCTCATTCACATTATTGGTGGCTACGCTAAAGCTGGCACTAGTATTATCCGTCAGCTCGTTGACGCTGGAACCCTATCCAATCTCCCCGGTGGTCTCAAATCTAGGGGACTACGAGTTAAAGGCGACGACACACCGATTGGTCCGGGCGAATTCCGTGATGTAGATGTGCCTTCTGGCAGCATCCGCGATAACATCATGCCGCTGCCATACAAAGAACCTTCTCAGACGTTGCTAGCATTATTGCAGCAGATCACCGAAGAAGGCCGACGTTTAGGCGCTATCTCAGACATGAACATATCCGACATGAGTGCAAATGCACCTGTTGGAACAACACTCGCTCTTTTAGAACGTACCCTTAAGCCGATGGCTGCGGTGCAATCTAGGGTGCATTACTCAATGAAGCAGGAGTTCAAGCTCCTGAGAAAGATCATTGCTGAGTACGCGCCAGAAGAGTATATGTATGTGCCTGATCGTGGCGAACCTCGTGCTCGTAGAGCCGACTACGCCATGGTGGAAGTAATTCCCGTCAGTGACCCCAACAGCAGCACGATGGCCCAGCGAGTGGTCCAGTATCAAACCGTGTTGCAGATGGCGCAGGCCACCCCACAAATATACGACCTCCCACAGCTTCATCGCCAGATGATCGAGGTCTTGGGTATCAAGAACGCCGACAAACTTGTTCCCACAAAGGACGACATCAAGCCTGCTGATCCAGTAAGCGAGAACATGAACGTCCTAGTTGGCAAGCCGATAAAAGCCTTTATTTATCAAGATCATGCGGCGCACATTGCTACTCACCAAGCGTTTATGCAAGACCCCTCCATCATGGCATTTATTGGGCAAAACCCAGCAGCGCAGCAGATCATGGCCGCGTTGAGTGCGCATATCGGCGAGCACGTAGCCTTCCAGTACCGTCAAGAGATGGAGAACAAGCTGGGCGTTACCTTACCTGCACCGAACGAAGAGCTACCAGAAGAAATGGAAGTACTGCTTGCTCAGACTATGGCAGAGGCGGGACAACAGCTTACGCAGCAGAAGCAACAACAAGCCGCAGCTCAGGCCGCACAACAACAAGCTCAAGACCCTGTATTCCAGATGAAACAAGCAGAGCTACAGTTGAAGCAAGCAGAGCAGCAGCGTAAGGCAGCTAAGGATCAGGCAGACGTTGCCGAGGCCGCAGCACGTTTACAGTTGGATGCAGAGAAAGCCGACCGCACCGCTGCTATTGAGGCTGCACGTATAGCCACACAAAACCAACAGGCAGAAGCTAAGAACGATCTGGATGAAGCGAAAGCAATTCTGGATTTAGCTAAGGCTCAACAACAGCGAGGACCACAAGGTGGCTAAAAAATCAGGCATAAGTTCTGCCGAGGCTATACGCCTAAACCGTACTACAAAAGGTACGAGCATTGGCAACGGCACGCTGAAGATCAATTCGATGAATAAGCATAAACGCCGCAGTTTTAAGGAATACAGAGGGCAGGGCAGATAATGGCTAAAACCGTCTTTGACGTGCTAAATGAGAAATTAACAGAGTACAAACGCTCTAGCGAAGAATTCTTAAACTCAGGTGGGGCAACTGACTACGCTGGGTATAAGGAGGTGTGTGGCGTCATTCGAGGTCTTGACGTTGCATTGAGAGAAATAAATGACCTTTCGCGTAACTATATGGAAGATGAAGATGACTGAGACCATTACGGTAACCGGAGTGGGGGCTGACGCCTCAGTAGCTCCAGCAATGACTGCATTGGAAGAGAAAAGGCAAAAGAAAATAGCTGAAGAGATCAAAACCCAAGAGGAGCTAGAAGCCTCGATTCCGAAACCGGTGGGGTACAGGGTTCTTATTGCCCTTCCTAACGTGGAGGAAACCTTTGGGGACAGTGGTCTTGTTAAGGCTAGCTCAACAGTTAGAGAGGAATACATCCTATCTACTGTGGGTGTTGTGTTAGATATGGGCGCAGAAGCCTATAGCGACAAAGAAAGATTTCCTACTGGGCCTTGGTGCAAAGTAGGCGACTACGTGATGTTCCGTGCCAATACAGGTACGCGCTTTAAAGTTGGAAAGCAGGAATATCGTTTAATGAACGACGACTCAATTGAGGCTGTCGTTGACGATCCGCGAGCGGTTTCGCGTGCATAAGGAATAGACCATGCCTAGACAACAAGTAGAGTTTGAATTTCCAGACCCCGATAAAGA